ATATTTGGTGCTCTCACCCTGATCAGCCTGGTAGTTTTCGTCATCAAACGAAGCAAGGCAGAACTGGATGCACTGAAGCAAACGATCAAAGGCCTGGAGTTAAAATGTGTCTCACATGATGAAAGGCTCAAAATGCTCCACAAACTCCTGGAAGATAGGAGAAGGGCTGAGATCAAAATATATGAAAGGATCAATAGCAATGGATGATCATGGCAACCTAACAATGAAATTGCAGGGTCTACTGCAAAAGAAAGAGAATCAAATCACTGAATTGCTAGTGGTAATTGATACGGCCCAAAGGGCATTAGCCAGGGCAGAGGCAGTAATCACTGATGAACAACATAAACAACATGTCTTCAACCCATCAGCAAAATGGGTAATGAAGTTCAAACAATAGATAGGAGGGCATCATGCCACGAGGAAAAGGAACATATGGAACAACCAGGGGAAGGCCACCAAAACGCAGAGGGAAGGGTAAGTAATGCCCACTAAGAAAAAGAGAAAGGTAGTGATACCTGATAACCTTGATCCAATTGTCCAGGAGGAAGAGTTTGTTCCCAGTGTGTTCACTGGTAACAAACTTGCCCAGGATGATCCTGAAAGATATGGCAAGATTGTCCAGGGTCTTGGTGAAGGGAAGGCATTAACCAGGTTGGCCAAGAAGTACAAGGTTGCACCGGAAACTATCATGGCCATCGCCAAAAGGGAACAAAAGACTATTGACTCAGTGCAATCGTTGACCAGTGGCCTGACATCATATGCAACTCAGGCAACATTGATGAAGATCATTGAGAAATTAGAGTCAGATGAAATTCCTCCTGGTGTCCTGCCAATTGCCTTCGGCATACTTAGGGACAAAGAAAAGAATGACCTTGGACAAGCAAGCACAATCATTGAGCACAAGAAAGTAGTCACTATTGACGATGTCAACAGGGAACTAGAGTTAATGAGATCAGAAGCAATAGAGGCTAATGTGACTTAGTCACTTAGTAATTATATGATATAATTAATAGGGTTTTGTGGGTGTGCTAGTGTGATACACACATGCACACCCACAATTTTACTTGGATAGTATCGAAGACCAGGTGTCAAGAAGATATTTTGCCTGGGGGTTTAGAGTAGCAATAAACAAACGACTTTCTTTATTATTCATCCGTGCAATGTCATTCATTGTATTGATAGTCCAACGAATGACTTTACCTTGGTCGATATCTAAAGACTGAGCAAGAACATCAATGCTCCTGGCTTGGTCATCTTTGAGCATAATGGTGGTTCTTTTCATACACAGACATTATATGTCTTAAAGGTAAGTGATGTCAAACTGATGTCAAATTATTCAATTAACACCAGGAGGGTTGACATGGATGCTATAAATATTCTATCAGAATAACATAACATAAATTAAGTGGAGGAGCACATGCCAAAGAATAATGGGAGATATACTTTGACGATCAGATTGCCTGATCATTATCGAAAAATGCTTTTTGAAGCATCTAACCAGGAGGGTGATTCATACAATAGCATCATCAAAAATGCTTTGAAGAAATACCTGGAAGAAGAGCATCAAATGAATACCAGGAGGAAAACCAATGAGGTGGGATGATTTCAAAGAGAACATGATCATCCTGGCATGTGCCGTAGTGTTCGCATACATGGCCTTGTGCTTTTTCATCGCAATCATAGCAGGGTGAGAACGATAATTGCAATAGACCCTGGTGCTAATGGTGGAGTGGCCTTTTATAATGACAGGGATGGCATCTATAGGGCTAATGATTTGATGCCTCTCAGTGATCTCCTGGATGACCTGGACATACTTTTTGATGCAGGAGCAGATGTCATCTTTGTGGTGGAAGATGTGCCACCATTCACCGGTAACATGATACCAGGGTCATCAGCATTTAAGATGGGCAAAAGTTACGGCCTTGTGCTTGGTATAGGTATGGGACTTAGAATCCCTACCTATACCATCAAGCCGAAGAAATGGCAGAAGGTATTTGACGGCCTGGGAAAAAGTAAAGGGCCGGACAGGAAGAAAAAACTGAAGGATATATGTCAGCAGTTACACCCTGAGATTAAAGTCACTTACAAGACATGTGATGCAGTGCTCCTGATGCATTACTTCATAGCAAACGAACATACTATCAAATGAGATATCTATTACTATCAATGTTTTTTCTTCATGGGTGTGCAACATGCGTAGAGACGCATGTCTGCCCACAGATCAACCATGGCCCATGCCCAAATCACCCAGGATTCCTGGAATCTTTTCTAACAAAAATACAACAACAACAAAATTAATAACATTATGGGAAAATTAAAAGCACCGGAGGGTTATCGAGGTTATAACCTAAAAGAATACACGCAAGAGGGTGGCAGTTACCCTGCAATTCTCCTGGACATCCAGGAGCACAAAGGAGTCAGGAGAGATTGGGAAGGAGAAACTAAGATACAAGACACATGCTTCATGTTGTTTGCTTATACAGATGACAACGGCAAAATCGGCTTAGTATCAACAAAGGAGTTTAACTTTTCTGCTATGCCTACCAGTCACCTGGTAAAGTTCTTAAACAAACTCAGGGGCAAGGAAACACCACTTGATGGGACATATGACCCTGCAATAGAGATCGGATCAAAAGTGATGATAACTATTGAGGAAAAGACATCCAAGGCAGGCCGTCAGTATGGCGTTGTGGCAATGGCAATACCGGTCAAAAAGAAAATGGAATCAGAATGCCCTAACTTTTTAGAGGCAGAAGCACTGATACCTGACGGCAGATGCACACCCAGGCCATCGCACCTGGTCATCGAGCAACCAAAGAAAATGGATAAGGCTGAAGATTCATCTAATGATGGTGAAGAATCACCTTTTTGATTGATGCCACATTGTTACGACTTTGAAGGGAACAAGCATTTTGACCTCACACCAAAAGAGGCCAAAGAAATGGGCCTGCTCTTTTCAGTTACTGAGATGCATAAAGTCCTGGCAAGTCCTGGGCTTGAACGATGGAAATTAAACACTGCCATTGAACATACCGATTCCTTTCCCAGGAGGCCTTCAGAAACGATGGAGGCCTTCAGGAAAAGGGTTATCAGGGACATGTATGATGGAAGTGCGACAGACCTCGGAACTAGTGTGCATGACGGCATAGAGTCTGTCTTGTCTAAACAAAAACAGATGAAGGATGTGCATGAGGATTTAATTCCTTATGTTAAGCCTGCCGTTGAATGGTTCTTAAATAAAGGGTACGACATAATTGACCTGGAAAAGGTAGTGATTAACAAGGCCGAGGGTTATGCAGGGATGGCAGATGTAATCGCCAAAGTTCCAGGCAAAGATCAATTCTTTATCCTGGATTGGAAGACCACAAAGACAATACCAACCAGTCCATATCCTGAGCACCTGGAACAGGTGTCAGCATATGCAGTGGCCCAGTTTGGTGAAGAGATGGTGAGGGACGGCAAGGTTTGGGGATGTAACTATTACATCTCAACCAGTGTTATCGACAAAAAGACTGGACTTCCGAAGGTTAAGATCGCACCACACGAACCTAAGACATTACCGGTCAACTATGATAACTTCTGCAAGGTTGCTGAGTTATGGAGAATAAGGAATGATTATGATCCAAGACCCGCAAGCAATAGCAATTAAGCAAAACGGAAAATGGTTGATCAAATTGCAGACGGAAGTGATGGGAGTGATGTCAATAGGGCCAAGGCTGACAAGAAATGGAACTTTCCCTGGGATACCCAGGGAGGCAAGCACAAAGATGGAGGCACTGGAATTGACGGATCGATGGAATCAATGGCTGAAGACCAGGCAGACCAAGAAGGGCAGAAAGAGATGAATCCTGCAATGCAGTTCAAACGAGCATCTATCAAACTCTTTAACGATAAGGCTGACATAAAATATGATAAGGGCCAGGCAGAACATGGGGGTTACTTACCTTGGGATGTGACCTTTAAAGACTTGGAAGATGAAATTATTGATATGTGGTTTTATGTCCAGGGCATGAA